CTGGTTCAAGGCAAACAAAACATTTGGTGTTTATTTTTAACTCTACTCTGTGAAGTGTTTTTTTGATCTGGTTAAATTGTGTTCGTTTTTTTGATGGATCAGTTTTCCAACCAATAACAATTTTTGCGTAGTCAATTAAAACATGAAGCCTTTCCTCTTTGCTTTTTAGACCCCCATTGAAATTTCCCTTCAATGCTTCCCTTTTGATTTTGTTTGGCCCTTTGACAGATTTATCTTCAAGAAAATGTTTCCAAAAATTGATCAACAACTTTTTGTGCAAACATTGAGCTTGCGATCCATTGTCGCAATAGAATAGGTTTACTTCAGCTTCATTCATAGACGCATTATGGTTGAGGTTAAAAGCTGGTTGAGAACGCAATTCTCGCCAGCTTTGTTTTTTATAACAGCAAGTTAGAATTGACGCAACTCTTAACCATAGGCATAATTTTAACAATATGGCTAAATTCTCCCCTCAAGAGTTTCGTAACGGATCTATGATACCTTCTGTGATACAAGGAAAGGTAGATAGCTCTGTAGCCTCTATGATCAAGAGTCCTGAAAAGACTGCTTATGGCTCTGGTCAGTATAAGAGAAAGCCAAGTTTCCTGATGTGTCCTCCTAAATACTTGTCCACGGCTATCCCGAACAACAAGTTTATGAAGGGTCAGAAAGTAGATACTGAACGTGCTATGCGTCAGTACACCAGAATCAAGAGACTCATTACTGCTCTTGGTGTTAAGGTGATTGAGTTGCCTCCTGTTAAGGGAGCGCAAGACCAACACTTTGTAGCCAATCTTGGGCTATCTGTTGATCCTTTTATCTTCATTGCCAAGATGAGTGCTGATGGTCGTCAGATCGAAGAAGATCCGGGACGTAGATTCTTTGAGAAGATGGGCTATACAGTTTTACAACCTCCTCACTTTTGGGAGGGAGAAGCTGAAACCAAATACTGGAAAGACAAAACGTATTTTGGCGGTCATGGAAAATTCTCCGATTGGAAGGCACAAGAATGGATTTCCAAGAAAGCTGGCATTGATATTATCCCGATGAAGATGGTGAGTGATGATCTCTACCATCTGGATTGTTGCATCCATGTCATTGATCCAGAGAACTTCATGGTATGCCGTAGTGGTATTGATCGGGAGTCATTCAAGCGTTTGGAGAAGCTGGCAAATATCATCGTCGTTCCAAAAGAAATGGAGGCTACGGGTGCTACCAATCTGATTCGCATCCCTGATAAGAACATTGTGATCAGCGGTATGTTCCAGCCTGAATATCATCAGTATCGCAAAAGCATGGAGTGGATGCTGACAACGATGGATAAGTTCAACAACTCTGTGATTTTTGCAGACATTGATGAGGCCGACAAGAATGGTGCTGATTGCTCATGTCAGGTCATGCACATTACGTTCTGATGAGTATAAAGAAATACATCAAAGTATTTTTTGGATTCATTGGATACATCAATGGTTTATGCCCCAATTGTTTTAAGGAATTAAGTGCTTGCAATGACTATCCTTGCCATGTATGCAACGTGGCAGGATACATCAAACCAAAACAAATTTGGCGTAGGTTTATCCAATCAAATCAAAAATAAACTATGGCTACCAAGAAAAGCGGAATCCATATCAAGGAGTCCCACAAGGGTCGCTTCACAGCGATCAAAAAGAAAACTGGAAAGACCACGGAGCAATTGAAGCACAGCAAGAATCCTGCTGTTCGCAAGATGGCTACCTTTGCACAGAATGCCGCCAAGTGGCATCACGGCAAGAAGTCTAAATGAACAAAACAGCAACCACAAATTCTGCCAAACCAAATGTTACTCTCCGTCCTGCTCGGATCGGATATGGAGTTCGCAAGAAATCCAAATCAAAACGCAAATCAAAGTGATATGACACCAGAAGAAGATGCTTTCGATATTTGGAGAGAAGCATCAATCGCTGGATTGGATAAATATTTCAAGGGTAGCGAAGAACACAAAACCCAATTCTGGACTGCTGGTGCTGGCTGGTATGCCAAAAATCTAAAAGATGAACAGCTTGATCTAATCAGCTATCTTCATCATCTCATTGATCGGATCAAATTGGTTCAACTCTTGGCAGACATGATGGAACAGGAAGAAATTTCCATGAGTCATGCGGCTAGGCTTTTGAAAAATCTGGTTTCTGATAATCCTCCTGAAGCCATCCAAAAACAATCGCATGATTAAAATCAAACGCCCTATGGGGGCAGTCGTAGTTTCTGATCTGCATTGTGGATCTACTGTTGGATTATGGCCTGAAGGTCATATCACCAGTACAGGAAACCAAATAGGATTAGGAAACAATTTGCATCAACAATGGCTATGGCAATGCTGGAATGACAAAAACCAAAAAATCAAAGACCATTTTGGGAAAGATCCTTTCATACTTATTATTAATGGCGATTGTATTGAGGGTCGCCATCATGGTAGTAGCGAAATTGTTGCGGCATTGAATTACGATCATACGCTTGCGGCTATTGAATGCCTCAAGCCTTTGGCTAAAATGGCATCTGTAATCTACATGACTGCTGGCACAGAGTGTCACGTTGGAGATTGGGAAAAGATGATTGCCAGAGAAATCCATGCCCAATGGCTAGGAGACAAAGGTCTTATTGAAATTAATGGTACGCTCATTGACATAGCCCACCATATGCCCACAAGTTCTAGGTCATATCTTGAGGCAGGAGCTATGAGCATTACTATGGGCAATGCCCGTCAGAATTACTCCCGTGTCGGGCATAGGGTTCCCAAAGTATATTTACGAGGCCATCGCCACACGGGAGGAATTTTTAATGATGGAAACGGAATCTTCATGGTAACTCCTGCATGGCAGTTGCTCACAAGATACGGACACAAAGTAGTCGGAGATGCGATATGTCGTCCCGGCATTGGTATCCTTGATTGGAGAGGATGTGGCAAAGACGAATTACCAGCAACCAAACTTTTGCAATATGAACCAGCAGAAACTAAACCCATCCGAAGCTGAATTAATGGCATCTGTTGCAGATGCTTGGAAGAAGGCTCTTTTGGATGATTTCGATAAAGTAGAAAAAGGTTTCTATACTGCCAATGAAATTTGCAAAATGATTGGGTGTAAAAAAACCAAAACTAGGCATTACCTGAAAAAAAAGATGAGTGAGGGGAAATGCGAATGCAAAAAATTCAAGGTAAACATCAATGGGAATATGCACATTATTCCGCATTATAGAATTTTATGAAGATTAAAGAGTTCTATTTGGATATTCCTGTTCTCAATTCTTCTTGTTGGTTTGTCTGGAATGTTACCAAAGATCACGCAAAAGATTGGCTGAAAAAGAAATTTTCTATTGAATATGATTTTGATACCCTTGGAGTAACTACTGATGCTTGTGCAGTTCTAGGATCTATTCCAATCATCTTTATTTGTGGCTGGGCAAACAACCCAAAATGGTTGGCAATATTAGCCCATGAATGTGTTCATGTTGCAAACTTCATCCTAAAAGAAAGAAGCATTGAAGAAAAAGAGGGGCATGACGAGATGCAAGCGTATCTCGTTGGGCATCTTATTGAGAGCTTTTTAACAGCCCTCAAAAAGAAAAATCAGGCAAACTGAAGAAGATCCCGTTGATGATGTGCAATCAACTGAAGAATTGCGAGTCCTTCAGAAGTAGCTACATGGCCCGTACCTTGGCACTTCCAGCATGGTTCCCCAATGCCTTCATCGTACCAATCACGACCAGTACCACCACACTCATCACAGGTCTTTTCTAGTTTTGTAGTGAATTGGATATTCATACAATGCTCCATCTATGGAATTTTTTTATTCCCGTCAATACTTTTTTAGAAAATAAATGAAAACACAAAAGGATCTCTTGGATTCAGCCATCAAACTAGCGGATGAAGGTGAGGACTATGGAGTGATTGTTGGGGATCTAGGGCCAGAGGAAAAGCTCTGGTTAAAAAACTACGTTTTGAACTTGCCTGAAGATTTGGCAAGGAAGACACTTTATGGAAGGAATGTCTGGAACAATAGGGTAGATGTCCCTAGAGGCCGAGGCAGACCTCGCAAGTATTAATACCCTGTGGTGTAATGGTAACACTAGGCTCTTTGGAAGCCTCATTCATGGTTCGAGTCCATGCAGGGTAGCCAATTGAACACGGAATTGAACACAAACCCAATCCGTGTTTAATTAATTGTTTAATCCAGCATAGCTCAATGGTAGAGCGTTCGCCTGTTAAGCGAATGGTTGTAGGTTCGAATCCTACTGCTGGAGCCACCTTTCTCCTTGCCTTTTGCCACCCCTCAAATATCCTTGTCTCGCTAGTCTAAACCAACCCATACACACAATGCCAAAAAACGCCCTAGCCGAAGAAAACGAAGCCCTCAAAGACATCATCCTCAATGTCGTTGAATCCCTCCAAGCCGTCTTGGACTACATCAATGACCAAGTTGAGATCGAAGAAGTTGATGAGGACGAAGAAGATTGTGAGTCCTGCTGTTCCTGCGACAAGTGCGACAAGTATTAATTAATCACCACCCAACAATCACCCCATCTGGCTACGCGCTAGGTGGGGTTTTTTGTTTTGAAAGTAAACTTTCTGTCCCTCCCAAAAGGACACATTTAATAAAATTTTCCATAGCACATCTAATAATAATCCCGATAGGGATCATTTTACCCATTAAGACACCAGATTATACCCGATATGGAACCTCCAACTCCATTACAAAACCTATGCACTTTTATACAAATGTTTAGGAATTGTATCATCATTCCCCTCATGGGTGATTATTTCTACGCGAGTTAATCAACTCACGCTTCATCTATTGCCTAAAATCTAAACAAAGAACCCCCTTTGGCACTTGCTCTCTGGCAGAGGTGTGGGGGTAAAATCTGCTGAAGCCGCTTGCCAAGTTTCCCCACCAAGCAAGCGACCTCGTAACAGGGTTCTACACTTGTAGATCTGTCACAATATCCTATTCACCCCTATCTCCTTTTTCAATACCAAATGTAGCATTCTGCCACATCCTCACCTGACCAGTATTGAAATGCTTCACACTCCCATCCTTGCACATACAAACAGTCCACACATCATTGTCAAATACCCCACTACTCTCCACATAGATAGCATACCCATCTCCAACAGGAGTCAGTACAGGCATTGGCTTCCTAAACTCGTAGATCACCGCAAGAAAGTCAGCTTATAAATAGTTGAATCAATCAACTGGGCAATATCATCCACAAGGTTCTGGATCTCACTCTCCTCACCCAACACATACCTTTCCTCCTCCAACACAATCTTCAAGAAAGTAACATACTCTAGAGCATTCCTGTTCTCGCTAATCTCCACAACCTGATCAGGGTAATCAATCAACTCCCCATGCCTACCCTGCCATGCCTCAATTACAGCATCCACCAAGTCAGGCATTTCCTCATAAAACTTCTGCAATGCCTTATGCTCCGAATAGCTCAATGACCTCAAATGCAAGACATGGCCTATTGTAGCAGAGTTCAACAACGTAATCAGGAGTTCACCTTCAGTCATAATGAAAACACGCTACAGGGCTTTATAACCCCTGTAAAGCCTATTCCAAATACTTAATCGTATCACGATCCATATCACTCAACCTCGGATCTTGGATATGTTCCTTCAACAACTCCGCCAACCTCTTCCTCTCCATCTTCAACCCACCATATCCCCCCGGCTCTTTACTAACACCCAATCCCAACTTCATAGCAAGACTCCTCAACAACATTATGCTCGGCCTAGCAAACTCTTCTGGTGGGTATCTCAATGTCATGTTCGTACACTTTATCAATCTCTATTCTATTAAGCAAGTTAAAAGGATCTTTCAAAGAAGGAAACTCCAGAATAAGGATTTTTTTTCAGAAGTGCATGTCGCACATCACCGCCATATAAACTGGTGTGGGTAGGGACTCCCACCACCCGATTAGGATCTCCATAGGATTTCACGATCTCTCACTAGTCGTCGAGCGTCTCAACCTTCGCATCAATGACCGGAGCAGGAGAAGGGAGCGCACCTTGAGCAGATCCGAGGATCGGTTGAGAAGATAGTGTTATGAGGTAGAGGAACGGGTTGTTTGCTTGTGGCTCCCTGTCAGCATAGAAGTCGCCAGCCAGTTTAGAATCCAGTTCCAACGCTCGGAGCTTGTCTACTGCTTTCACCTTGCGACTCGTTCCCTCCTTGCCCTCGGTGATCGTCACCTCTTGCGCAAGATTAGATCCCTCGTGCAACTCACCGACCGGAGTGCGTAAAACCTTAGCTAACCATGCTCGTTTCTCGGCGTAAGACAACGCTTCACGAGAGAACGCTTTTTCACGGAGTTTCCTAATCTCCTTCTGTATTCTCTCACTCTTAAGGAGTCTGATCCCGTTTGCTCCGTGTCCTTCGATAGTTGGGCAGACATAGCCCGCTTTCCTGTGTGACTGGGCAATGTTGCCCGCAGTTTCGCCTTGCGTGAATAGCTGACAGAACTTCTTTTGGCGCGAGTTTAGGTCTCTTTGGCGTGGCATAGTTTGAGAGAGTAGCCTTGAAAGAGATAATCTGTCAACCTAGCCCCTTTTGATGCCCCTTCGCTTTGCTTCGGGGTGACTCGGCTTCGCCTCGCCCCTCCGGGGTTGGCTTCGCCAATCGGACGGGGTTTGATTGGCTTTTATGGTCGAGAGACTAGGAAAGCAAAGGAGCGAAAGAAGGAGCTTTCAGCCTTGAGCGAATAAGGCAGCCCGTATAGGGGATTATTAAGGGGATTTTCCGACACCTTGTCAAGACTTTTCTGCTTGTCTTGCGTAGATTATCCTTGTCCTTTTATGTCTTGCAAGTGTCTTACGATTGTCTTGCAGTGTAAAATATCTTACAAAGCACAACGGCTAGAGCCTCATTCTATGGGCATGAAAAAAGAATAAAATATCTTTTGACATTCTTTCAAGGTAGTGGCATTATGGTTTCCATGAATTCTTCCGTTTCTTTTCACTCCGTATTCGATGGCGTCCCCGTGTATCGTCTAAAAGGCCTCGGGTCTTGCATGGATGGAGGATCCTCTTGGATTACTTGCAGCATGAAATTTCGCACCCTTAAAGATTGCAAGGCATGGATTTCAAACCCTCCCGCTGGTTTCGAATGGTCTCCCGAAAGAGCTAGGAAGGATTATCTTCTAACAATTTCCTCCACGATCCCCGTGAAGGATTAAACAACCCACACAAACAAAACCATGCTAACCCCATATCAACAACGAATCGCTTGGAATATCTACGGAGATTGGAAACTGGAAAACCTTCTCTTTATTTCCAATAACCCGAAAAGCAATCCCAAGGTCAAAAAGGCCGTCCGTTTCGTTCTTTCGATCCGGAACAAATAACCAAAAAAAGGAGAATATGAAAAAAATTAAGATACTCCCCGCAGGGGGAAACATCATGGAACATCCGCTTTACTATAAGCGAATCATGGCGGGGGAAGATGTCTCCTTTTTGACTCATGCAGTAATTGACGGAAAATATGCCTGCAAAATCTCCGGAAAATACCTATGCCACGATGAAAGCTTGCTAGATCAAAACGGATTGCCCACTTGCCCGACTTGCGCCAAAGCAGTTGTTAAAGCGCGAAAAAACAACTTTTAACCCAACCCCAACACCAAAGGAGACGCCATGAAAAGCACACGATGGACAAAGCAGATGAGGAAAGAACACTTCTACAAGGTTCTTTCTAGTTTCGGATTCTCACACGATGAGACAAGCCAACTCTTGAGGGTCGAAAAAGGCCTTTCCCGTTGGCACGAGTTAGAATGTGGAACCGGAACGGACAAACGATCCGAAAGCGTAGAACGCGACGAGGTGACAGGGAAACCTTTTATGCGCATACAATGGAGAGACCACAACGGAACATGGAGAGAAAACCGATACCCAACACCAGACAGGGAAAAGGGATTGCATAAGAAACTCGCATCCCTTTTCGAGGGTAAATCCGTTCGACCCTACATACAAGGAGATTGCCGAGGATGCGCCGTCTATATCATCCGACCAAATGACATCCCAGAGGGTGAAAGCGTCCATGCTTTCTACTCCCGAGGGATCCCCGTTTGCTTCTAACCTTAACCAACTCCCGACCATGCTTCATACATACACATACACAAGCCAAGGACACATACGAGACGCTTTCTGGGATGCTTTCCCGCACCACTGGGAAAACGAAAAGAAACGCAAAAGCATCACAAAAGGACACAATGCAAAGACCGCAGAATGCCGTCAGGATTTTTGCAACTTCATCGACCAACTAGAAAGAAGCGGAGAAATCTCCGAAGCACTCGCCCAACGTGTCACCCTCTAAAACCTACCCCATGAAATACCAGAAAAGCCCCGCCCTTATAGCCTACAAGCGCGAAAAGCAGACCCGTCAGCTAGTCCTGCTGTCCTGCCTATTCCTTGCAATCCTTGCGGCCCTTGTCGCCCGTCTCGCCTACCTTGCCACATATTGAACATGAAAGAATATACAAACCACGAAAAGGGAATTACCTCCCTTGTTTGGGAAATGGAAAAGGGAATTGCCGTTGCCCTCCGAGACGATGATTCAGGGGAAACGCTCGACCACGTAACCATATTTCCGCACAAGATGGAAAACGCCCACCACAAAGCAAATTCCCACGCCTTAAAAATCGCCAACCTTAACCCGTAACCCACAACACCGAAGGAGAGCCAATGAAAAAAGAATACGCAATACAGAATAAAGAAGGGCTTTATTATCGAGGGTCTTGCTATGGAGATGAGCGAGACTGGACGGATTGCCCCATGCAAGTTTTCGGATACACAAAAGAGGGCGCAGAATATCGTTGTGACTGCTTTCCTCAAATGTTCTTTGAATGCGAAATCGTAAAACCTCAATTTTAAGGAACAACCCATGAAAAAAGTAACACTCCGAGAACCCGTCACCTTTTGGACCGATAGGATCGCGCCTTATAGCGTCACCATGAAAGCAGGAGAAGATCTTTTTCTCCTGCTGGATGAAGGGGAAAAATTACTTGTCTCCCTGTCAGCAGAACCAACCGCAGGGGATTCCCGATGGATCAGCCGTGAACTTGTCAACCTATGAAACATAACCCCGCCGACCAGTTCCAACTTATCCCAGAGGATCAGATGCCTTTCAACCTAGCAGGGCAGACCCTACCACCAGAACATCAGCAGACAACCCAGCCCGAACCCGAACCACAACCCGACTTGATACCATGAAAACAGAAGCCCCTTTGACCCTGAAAGAAGCAAACGAGATCCACGCCGAATGGATGAAACTACCCGCCGACATTGACCGCAGGAAGCTGGACGAATGGACGCGAACAAGGTGGAACCGCTTGCCCGATTCTTATCTGTCAATCTGCGAAGATGGAACCGCCGCCGCCATCATTTACAAGGGCCAAGCATTGACGCGGGCCTTCCCGATACAGGAGCAAATCGTTTACGCCAGAAGCAAAGGCATCCAGACCCGCTTCGCATGGAACGGAACAGAAGGAAAGTTTGAAGAAATCGCCCCATACTAACCGCCGCCATGACCACGCAAACCACGCCACAAACGCCCACAAATGCCCTTGCAATCGTCCCACAAGGCGACCATTGGCAAGTGATCCCGCCGCCGCGAACTCTCACCCTAGAGGAACGCTTGCAACGTCTGATCGACCTTTGCGAACGCTCCGCGAAACTAGCCGACGAAATCGCCGCATCCCTGAATAAGTAACCATGAAATCAAACACCGCCGCCTTTCAGGAAACCGCCGCATTACTGGCGAACATTGAACCGCTTCTCTTCACGGAAATAAAAACCGCCGAACATCATGGCCTGAACCAGATCAAAATCTCCCTTGCCAGAGCAAAGGAGATCCACCGCATGACCATCATCCTTGAGAAAAGACTCAAAAACATCCTTGCAACCGCCGCCGCCGTCAACGATTCTACAGAACGCAGACTCAACCACATATTCAACCTCTAACACCGCCGAAACCATGAACACCAATCCCAATATTGAAGAAGAAGAGTCAGGTTACATTAATGGACACCTAGTAAAAGATCACCGAAGATTCTGTGAACTTGTAAATATCCTGTCAGCCGATTTTGTTGTCCACGATGTTCTCCTGCATCTTATGGATCACGACGACATGAAACTCCTAATTGATTTAATGGAACAACGCTTGCCAGAATCTAGTAATTAAACCAAACCGCCGCCATGAGATACAATTACACTTGCCACAATGAAGAATGTGAACACGATTTTGAAGTTCGCTTCACGCTGTCAACTCCGAACCGATATATGCACGGACGAATGGAGGATGCAGAACAGGGATCAGGAGCAGAATGCGATCCTTGTGAATGCCCTGAATGCGGATGCGAAGTCGATGTTGAGGAAGTAGCAGAATATCTTGAGGACTAATCCTATGAATCCACTCTACCGACCCTGCATCCCCTATATCTGGATTATGCTGGACAGGCTCCGCCGCCGCAACCTAATAGGAACTCCCCGATACCAGAGATCATTCTACCCCGCAAAAAACCCTTAAAATTTCCTTGCAGATGATAAACGCCCGTGCAAGAATCAACGCTCACCTTAACTACTGGAACATGACAACTACCGAAACCGCAACCACCGAACCTGTAACTGAAGTAAACAAGGAGAAAGAGAATGTCTTTTTAGGCTTGTATTTTCCCTCCGACCTAAAGGCCAAAGTCGCCGCCGCCGCCAAAGCAGATGAGCGATCCATGAGTCAGTTTGCAGTCCGAGTCTTTAAGAACTATTTCGACAATAACCCTGTAACGCAATGAGTCCGAGATTCTACGCAAGCGCGATTTTGATTTCAATCCTCATAACTTTAGCTATTCTGTTTCGATGAAACCAAAGGGGCTTTACTATAACATCAATCAAAAGAGAAAGCGTATAGCCGCTGGTT